GTGATCGCGGTGATCTTGTCAATTTGTGCATCAATAATTGGTATCCTGTTTGGCCAATGAATATACTCCTTCTCAGGATTCTTCATCAGGTTGTAAAGTAGGGGAAGAATTAGATCTTCGACTTGTTTTAGTTTCTCTGTAACTTCCATTTCAACGAGTCGCTTGTGTTCAGAGATCATTGTTGACTGGTCTGCTGTCAAAATACGAGACTCAATGTCATAGAGTTTTGCCATAATCTCATCTTTGAGATCGTCGGCGTCTATTTTCTGAGAACTATACGGTTCTTGAACATGAATTACAGTTTCGGTTGGATCTTCAAATGTGAATCCAAAATCATACGTTTTGTTTGACATATTTCCTTAGATACTTTCTTGCTCGTTTGTTTAAAGACTTGAGTGCCATGTCGAGTTTCAACTGTGATACATGATCAGAAAAGTTTAATCCTTCCATGTGATCAAACTCATGCTGGGCAATTCTTGCAGGAAGACCTGCAAAAGTTTCAACCACATATTCTCCAGTAACATTCTGATATGATAGAGTCACTTCCTTGGGACGCTTAACCGACAACCACAATCCAGGATAAGATAGACATCCTTCCTTGGCGAGTTCTGTTTCTTTGGAGACAGAGATTACAGTGGGATTAAAAACATTTTTACGATTAGTATCGTCAGATCCCATCACAAAAACCCTTGAGTCAATACCAACCTGATTGGCAGAGAGTCCTAGTCCTCGCAGACGACGGGATTCTTCCCATAAAGTATCAGCAAGTTCTTTTGCATTTCCAGTCTCAAAGTCAAATGTTTCTGGAACCTTGCGTAGAGCAGGGTCTGTAAATTTAATTAATTCCACGTTTCATCCTATGCTTTTGTGATCACAAGTAAATTGTTATCTTCTCTAGTTGCATTATTCTCATACATATAATAATCTAAATCTTTAACTTTCTCGTGTAATATATCGATATATTCAGGAAGAATATCCTCGACAATTAAATAACCTCCCGACTTAACTCTAGGAAGATAGTTATCTATAAAAAATAAAATGTCCTCAATCATATGCGAACCATCGTCAATAGCAACATCAATGTCATATGGAATCATGTCCACAACCTGCTGAGAATATGCATCCCCAATAATGCAGAAGATATCTTTATATTGATTTTCTGGTTTATCAAATTGTTTACATGAATTGATGTCAAGACCAATTACTCTGGCATTCGTAAAGTAATCGCGCCAAAGAATCAACGACGCTCCTCCTTTAATACCAATCTCCAGGATTGTTTTCGCTGTTTCTTTTATATCTAAGAAATATCTATCATAGACTGCAGGAACATAATCATGTGTCTCAGAAAACTTATCGCTAATATATCTCTTCGTATTTGTTTTGTATAGTTCCGAAAGTAACATTTTTATACCACCATTTCACTGTAATTATTTTTCTTCTCAAACTTAATCAAACTGCGGAACTTATCAAACAGTTGATCGCCTTTGTGACTGATGACAAACACATTAGTATCTTCGCCAACTGTATCAAGCAGTGTCATAACATAATCAGTACCATTATTATCTAGCGAGGAATCAAATACCTCATCGAGAATAAGCAGATTAGTTGCTACGCTGTTCTTCATCTTAGCGATTGTTCTCCAGGTAAAGAGAAGCGCCAGATCGATACGTTGCTTTTCACCTTCCGAGAAGGATGCATAACTGAAGTCGTCGCGATGGCGCGACTTGATTGTCTCATCAAACTTCTCATCAAGATTAAACTGCACGAAGAAGTCCATTGCTTGAAGATATTTATTCACCAACTTATTGATAACTGGAAGATACTGCCGAATAATCTTAGTCTTAATACCAGTGTCCTTGAGGAGCGTCGAGACAACTTCCATGTAATGCTTTTCTTCATTCAGTCTTGCCTTCTCCTCGTTCTGCGCCAGAACTTCTTTAGCATATGACTTGAGTTTTGTTTTTTCTTCATCAATATCTGCAGTCTTAGTAGCGATATCATTGAGTTCTAAATTGAGTGCTTGGATAAGACGTTGCTGAACAATCATCTCGTTGTTATGTTCAAGGATTTCTTTATTCAACGTTGAGATTGTTGCAGCAAGCACTTCATACTCAGACAAAAGTGCATCTAGGGCATCAAATTCTATCTGGAGTTTTTCCATTCCAGTGGAAAGTTCTTCCATTTTATCTTGTCTAGATGTTACAATTGTTTCTTTGTGATCATGAGCAATGCCTTGGCGACAGGTTGGACACTCATCAGTGTCAGTATAGAATGCTACTTCTTTCTGCAACTCACGCAATTGCGAGGAGAACTTAGTTTTGAATTGCTCCAGTTTTCTTCGCTTAACATCTAATTCACCAAGAGATTTTTGTTGTAACTCTTGCGCATCTTTATCAGTTTCTAACTCTGAAACAAGAGTTGTCAGTTGTGCTATTTTGTTTTCACCATCAGTTATGCGACCAAGAATTTCATCAACTCTTTTTTCTTTGTTCGCTTCAAGCGTATCCACATACTCTTTCTGGATAGTTGCCTTCTGCTTCAGGACTTCCAACTTGCTGTCAGCATCCTGAAGACTATCTTTAAGTTCGTTCATCTTGTCACGCAGAACAGTATTCATTGTAGTGAAGATCTGAATGTCAAGAATGTCTTCGATAATCTCACGACGAGTAAACGGCGGCAACTGCATGAATGGAGTAAACGATGCTGAACCCAGAATAACAATCTGAGTAAACGACTTGTAATTAAGTTTGAGAACTGATTCCTCGAGATACTTTTGATAGTCTCGGGCAGCAGCATCCTGATTGATTACTTCACCGCCAGATTGAATCTCGAAGATGTTCGGTTTAATACCACGAACAATCTTATAATCCTTGCCGCCAATGTCAAACTCAATTTCAACCAGAAGGTTTTTCTTGTTGATGGAATTTAATAGTTGTGGTTTATTGATACTGCGAAACGGTTTACCGAACAATCCGAAGCAGAGAGCATCGAGCAGCGTGGATTTACCGCCACCATTCTCACCAACAATCAAAGTGCTAGGCGAACGATTGAGTTTAATTTCAGTGAAAGCATTACCTGTTGAAAGTAAATTCTTCCAACGTATAGTTTTAAAAATTATCATACAGAAACGTGCTGTGCCTCAATATACAAAGTTCTTAACATGTTTTTAATCTTGTCTTTGTCAAGGTCGGTACTGACAGTGTCAACAAAATCAGACAGAACAGTCATCGTGTCTTCAACATCTAGTTTATCTTCTTCAATTACATCTGCTTCGAACTCGGAGAAGTCTTCGATGATTTTCAATTCGATTAAATTCAAGTCATACAATTTATCAACGAAGCGATCGAACTTATAGAAGTCTGCCTTTTTGACTACGATTAGTCTTACGCAACTGCCACTAATTGGTCCAAGGTCCATACTATTAGGATCACCAGTAGTATCATCATAATAGATTTTATGGAAGATTTTAAATGGATTCTCAAAGAATTCTACCTCGTTAGTTTCCGTGTCATATAAGTGATACCCTCTTGGATCATTATAATCAGACCAAGTAAACTCATAGGTATTACCAAGATACAGAATATTGCCAGTGCGACTACGATGGTGGAAGTGACCACTACAAACGAGAGGAAATCTATCAAAACGTTCAGTGCCCATGCCGTGGTCATTTTTATGCCCACGATACATTTCAAAACCTGAAAATTCAAAGTGTCCGAATACTGCTTGTGCATTACTTTTATCTACAACCTCCATGGTTTCTGCATAATTACCAGAACAAATCCATGGAACAAGCAGTAGATTCTTTCCGTCCAGTTTAATTTCTTCTGCGTCAGAATATGTTATAACATTGCCATATTCACGAAGTAGCAGGTCTAGTGAGTTTACCTCATTCGTGTTCTTGAAAAATGTGTCGTGGTTTCCTGCGATCATGTGCACGTCGATACCGAGATCTCGTGCTTTATCGAAGAAATACTCACGACACTTTTTTAGTGTATTGTAATTGATAAACTTGCGACGATCAAAAACATCACCAAGATGAATAATAGTTTTGATTCCTGCTTGTTCAAGGTGCGGGAAAAACACCTCAGTATAAAACTTCGCGAAGAAGTTATCGAACGGAATAGAATCTGACCTTGCACCAAAGTGAGTGTCTGTGATCAACGCAACCTTCATACTCGAACTTTCTAATTACTTTGCAGGTGCAGTAGGAACTACTTCTTCCAACTTTTCTTCAGTTGTTGGTTCTGCTTCACCTTCTTCTGCGAGACGCTTAAGAACAATCTGTCCATCACAGATCATGTAGTGTTGACCATCGCCGAGATCACTTGACTCAAGATAGATGCATCCTGGATTCTGTGTAGAAACACCTTGAACATCATTCCTATGGTCAATAACATTAGCAAATAATGAACCGATGATTAATACAAACGCAAGAGAGAAAAATACGGTAAACCAATTTTCAGTAAACCATGCAACGTACTTGTTAGTTTTTACTTCAGTCATATACAACTCCTTTAACAATCTTTAATAAATCCATTCTACTCTATATCAAGAGAATTGTCAATGATTTTTTGGTCTAAATATTTCGGTCGACGCTTCGGTAAGTTATTGACCTTTGGCGCATCGGGTTTATCAAACTCATCAATCATGTCCATCTGCTTCTTAACATAGTCAATAAACTCATTGCCATAGTCGCCTGTATCGTGGTCTTGAGTGATCAAGTCATGGACATCAATGTTTCTCATGTATCGATACTTAGTTTGCTGCTGGCGTTTCTCTTTCGCGATACGACGGAGGAAGGCATAGTATGTTATCTGAGTGAAATATGCGAAGGGATTATTAGATTTTTCAGGATTAAAATTATCAATGTAAGTAATACAATTTTCAATACCATCCGAAACCATTTCTTCTCGATATGTGTAGTTGATAAAGTTACTCTTGTATGCCAAGTGAGTTGCGATCTTTAGAAAGCATTCTCCGATATAGTTAGGAACACGTGGTTTCAATGTTCCTGCTTCTTTTGCGGCAAGCACACTATTTCGATACTTAGTAATCTCTTCTAGAAACTTAGAGTTATCTACATAATGTATGTTGTTTTTCTTATTCTTCTTGAATGGTTTTTTCACATTTTTCTCTGGTATTTCAGTCATTTATAACTCCATTTATCATACCGTTATACTATACTTTTTCTTATTAGTCAATGATTTTTTTTCACTATTATTTCAGTATATAGCTTGACAACACTCGCGATTCGAGGTATAATGA